AGAGGATCTACACCAGAGGCCCCCCACTGGTCTTCCAGTGAGCTCTGTGCAGCTTGTGCATAAGGAGTTTCGGATGGTATCATGGGTGATGCGTCGGCCTGCCACCACAGCAAGCCCGTCAAGCCTGTTTCCCAGGATCCAGCACCAATACCCACCCGACCGACCTTATGCACACATGCGCTCTTACACGAGTTTGCACCTCGCGCGAAACTGGAACTATGTTGATCAGACATGGTACCAGGATATACTACTTGAGTTGCATATCAGAACTCTATATGGTAACCCTACCCAGATCCATTTTACGTCAGCTGGTGAAGACGCTAAAGTATCGATGGCACACTATGGGAAGGCACTCGTGCGTTCATCACGCATGATAGTAACTTCATAGTTTCCTAATGCTGAAAGCGATCCAAAAGTTACCTGGGCTGCATCGGTTAACGCACCATTGAAGGAATATCCAACATTGGTGACATTGACTTGCACGCATCCCATTGACTCTACTCCATCTCCTACTTTCACAAAGGTTGTATCACTAGTAATACCACCAGACGTAGAAATATTAATATCTGCGGTGTCCTGGGACGCAGCCGCATGAAATATTATATTAAACGTTCCTGTGGCAAACATACTAAGTACAATCGAGTTACTGGTGGAGACAACAGTAGCAGGGGCTGCTGCAGGGAAATCCTTAGTAACACTAGAACCATTCCCAGTAGCACGATAACTAGAGTTCTCATTTGGTTGAGGATCTTTCAAGACCACTTCATACATGACATATAGCTCACCAACGGTTTCATCCTGACCGGCACCCCAAGAACCCCAGAACACTTGTCCCATGGCAGAGGTGGAGTACATCGATGATGCTGTAATGTCATTGGTTTGATACCATGGCTGGTTGTTTGGCAATTTAGCGTCCAGTTTTGATACACCCCACGCGGAAGAGTCAACGGAGCATGAATATGATGACAAAGCAGACCTGTCAGCAGGGACAGCATCAGCAGCATCAGGATCATAACCCAACATGATTCTACCAGCAACGGAGGTGCTACATAGTGGGACGTAAACAAACCTAACACGATCAAACCTAAAGTAATCGTAATTCCGAGCAATCCTAGACAACCAGGGAAATAGGTGGGTGTTGGTTGGAGATAGATGGTATATAGATTCTCCATTACTCTTGAGAGCTGAAGTACTCATACCACCTATTGCAGTCAAAACTTCACCCACCAACTCCTTATGCACAATCCTAATACTACCACGAGATCCAGTGATACGTGGCTTATTTCGTTTCACAGTCATAGTCTGGGAAATTCCAGCTACAGAACCATTGGTTATTTGTGGATGACTAATGCCTGAAGTAGGCATGAGCTCATCAAAATAATCAACAGCTGTGGCCAGTGCATTAGCATATGGGACTACGGCTTTAGATATAGGATTGGCAAGAACGAGACCGCCAAGTTGTCGATCAATCTTATTAAGTGTCTTGGCGGTACGCTTTATAGTGGCATTAGTCTTTGAAAGCGCTTTGCGAGCCATCTTGTTAGCTTGTTTTTGTTTGTGAAGCACCACCTATAGTGATGTACTGAGTTTTCTGGTTGTTCTCGTGGAAAGAGTGGTTAGTTCTTTCAGGAGGGTCCTTGGATAACAATCCAACAACAGCAATGATAACGATGACTATGATCCACACCAACAAGAGTGGTAAATGATCAATAGTCTCGCGAACAATTATCACGCGTTGTGCCATCAGAAGTGAAAATGCTGTTCAAATGATACAGTTTCTCCAACAACAGTCATGGACACAGATGGTCCATTCTCTGCCTTGAAGTCAGCCTCCTTATACACAGCCTTCTCAGCGACCTTTTGATAAGCGGGACCCTCCTTACTTCCTCTCTCTTTGGAACGAGACCTCCTAATAGATTGTGCTTCAGCGTTTTCCATATTGGTTAGTTATGGGTGATTGAAGAGTTTTCATGCCCCAGAGAACTTGAGGAGGGTGACATCCTCCTCAGGTTGTTCGAGAATCTCAGCCATTTTAAGTGGTTGAAATCCTTGCTCCAGGGCAATCTGTTCATCTGGCGTGATTCCAAATGCCAGCCAAAATGAGTACCGTGATTCGGGGGTGGGTTCCAAATCCTCGAATTTGCATTCGCGACTGAACTTGTACTTCCACTGTTCTCGAAGTGCCTCAGCAAGGTCGGAATTACCATGAGCCTTGATGCCTGTTGGAAATTGTTTAAAAAACGATTTTAATACAGGAACACCATCGTTCATGACCCTCCCTCCCTTGCCTACCGCGTCAACCCATTGGGAACGCGCTACATCACTCGCCAAATCATTGAGGCTGTGGAGGTCCTTAGACATAGATGCATGTAAATTACGCACCATTCGATAATTGTCCCCAACGAGGACTGGACGAGTTTGACAAAACTCAACCTTTTCCAAGTCGTGAACAGTCTCTTCGACCTTCATGGTAAACCCAAGCATCCGGTAATAGTCAATAAGACCCTCCCTAAACTTGAGTTCATCATCAGCTTCAATGATGACCATGCAGTCATCACCATTGTTGGCTAATCTGAACTTCTTGAGTCCTTGTTTAACACACCATGAATACACAGATGCGCACATGATGTAACAATTTCCACTAGATGTGTTCATATCACCAGACATACGGCAACCTTGCACGCGATACCGAATCTCTCCATCTGGACACCTCGCCAGTCCACGGTTATTAATCTGCCAAGACAAGAGCCGCTTGAGATGTTTCCTTTGAGATTCAGGGAACATTGACACCCACATGGAGTGTTCAAATTCCAAGGCCTCCTTAGAAATGTGTTGATCAAACCGGCTGGCATCCATTCCGATCCCAATGGGTTTAGAGAAGGACTGCCACATGGCAGCCATCTCCCTACCAGCAGTATCGGAACTGATACCTTTAAAAATAGTTCGCCCACCGAACGTCTTGTCAATGGCTTTGAACAATAGCTCTTCAGCATGTCGCAAATAGCGTCCCAGCTCCACATTATACCTAGGGTCTCTAGGTTGTATCACCCGTGGAGCGGGATCGGGCTTAGCGGTAATATTTAACTTTTCCGCCTTAACGAACGTAGATAGCCAAGCATCCTTCTCCCGAATAGGAAAGAGCGCTAACGACTCCGCGGCTCTCTGATACCTTTCCAGCTTGCGACCAGAATAAAATCCGAGAAATTGCTCGGTTGTCATTCTGGTGGTCTTGGCCAGATGAGGTGTCAGAGCTCTACGAAACCGGGATAATTGACTAAACGCCCCGGGGGTGGGTTTTGGAGTGGATTCGAGCTTGCCTGATCGTTCGACCATATAAACTCGCTCCACTAGCCCCCGCCGAACATTACCCAAGGAGTGATCATGCACTCCATACCGTATATGTGTTCCCATCCCCGTAAAACGGTACAATTTACGGGGCTTCGCGAGGGGTGGTCCTCTCTTCACCAGCATCCCCTCCGGCTCACCTCTCCAAGTAGGAGTGGTAAACCCGCTGGTGCAGAGTAGGCCCCCCTATTTGCTGCCTATAGGACCCAAAAGGGCCCTACGGGCAGTCATCTCAGCGCATTGCCGCAAGGAAGCTGCCAAAAAATCTTCATCCAATGGCACAAAGCAAGCAGCGGTGGCAATGGGCACCATATGCGCTATGTGTGATGGACGTAATCCGTGTTTGACCATTTCATCCCTACATATCCTGGCATACACCAATTCGTTCGCCTTGGTGTTGGCGAGAAGGCCAACTTGGGCTTTTGCTAGGTGTGCAACTCTGATAGCATAGGGTACACGACGGTGAGATCTCACGAGCTTTATATCCTTTCTGACTGGCTCGGGTGTTAGATCAACGTCAACGTCTTCACCAACTGCTACGGCAGGGCAACCAGCATCGCTAAGCATCGACTCCTCCTGAAACCGTCGAACAATTTCGGAGAATACCTGGGATGTGGCAGGGTGTAATGTGACACGGAATGATAGCACATAGCGGAATAAGAACCAGGCCCCTACCGCACAAGCGGTGGCCCAGACTACTTCGGTTGAGTGCTCCAGAATGAAGACTAGGGTCCAAATGAATGCAGTGAGAATATAGTAAAGAAGGGAAGACAGAACCACAGTGATGGGCGCCATGGCTAGTAGACTCTACCAACGAGATACTGG